AAGAGCTTGCTGCAGAGAAGGCTAAGCGTGATGCATTAGAGTTAGCCCTATCAAAAGACCAACTTGTTATCCAAGAACAACTGTTAGAGAATGCGAAAGCAGTAATAGCAGTAAATGATAAGCAAAGAATTAAGAAAAATCAAGATATTGCAGCAATAGAAAAGGAGATAAAAAGACTCAAAGAACTTGGTATTGAAAAAGAGAAGCAAGAAAAACCAATAGAGGATTCTACTGCCTTACAAGATTTACTCCTATCTATACTTAATGAGGAGCAATTCATAAAGCAACAGTTTATTGATGGAGAAATAAAATCTAAAGCTGACCTAAACCAAAAGCTCAGAAAGATGCAGATTGAGCAAATGGAGTGGGCAATCAAACACGCAGGGCTAGAAGGTGATGCCTTGATGGAGGTTGAAAGGAGATTGTTAGACGCTAAAACAAACCTAATGAATCAGGCTGCTGATGCAAAAGGAAAATCCCTAGACTTGACAAATCAAGAGGAAGTTAAAGCGTTAGTTTTAGCTTCTGACAACGCACAAGATTTTGCGCAAAAGGTCATTAGTATTAAGACTGCGGAAGCAACATCTGGATTAATCGCTAGTATATTCAAAAGTGTTCCAAATCCGTTTATTGCAGCAATACTCGCTGCGGGTGCGCAATCTTTAATTATGGGCATTATGCAAAAAAGTACAGCTAGGTTGTTAGGTGGTGGTGGAGAGAAATTCGCTAATGGAGGACTAACTAATGGTGGTATGTTCCAAGGGGCATCACACGCTAATGGTGGTGTTAAGTTTGCCGTAGGAGGTAGAATACACGAGGCTGAAGGCGGTGAGGCTATCATCAACAAACGCTCTACATCAATGTTTAAGCCACTATTGTCAGCAATTAACTCACATAACAATTACGGCAAGAAGTTCGCTATGGGAGGCGTTACAGGCGGCATACAGAGTAAATACGCTATTGGTGGTATGACAGCATCATCTCTTGGAGATATTGTCTCAGGAGGCGGTATGGGAGGCTCTCAGACGGTTATGGTTGTAGAGAGCGACATCACAAAAACACAGAGTCGTGTATCAGCGATTGAGGCACAGGCGAGTTTCTAACTTGCTTCGTGTCTTATAATTGCTTACCTTTGTTTAGAATCATTCTAAATAAGAATAATGACAAATAGAGCAAACGATAAGGAGCTTGTGTTTAAGTTCCTTGAAACTGCCAACAAAGAGATTACATCTAGGTTCACGGAGGATGCAACAATTAAAGATATATTATATCACTTTGTAGAGAGGGGCATCATTGAGCCTAAAAGGCTTAGGAATTATCTAATCACGACAGACTTCGAGAGGATACTAAGGGAAAATGAAGGACACGCTACCCATACATTTATGGACTTATCTATAATTTATAACTTATCAGAGAGGCAGATTCAATCTATTGTTTACAAACAAAGGTATAAAAACTTCAAGAAGAACAACATAAGGTAGTTATTTCCACCCCTTTCGTTAAGTAACACCGTTATAATGGTATTTTTGCTGTTATGAGAAATAGTTGGTATAACTTTCAGAATAACGCCAAGTCGGAGATGGCTACTATTGACATCTATGACGAGATTGGCTTCTATGGCATCACTGCCAAAGACTTCTTAAATGATGTAAAGTCTCTTGGTAACAAGGATTTGAACATCCGTATGAACTGTGTTGGTGGTTCAGTAATTGATGGTCTTGCTATCTACAACATCTTAAAATCACATCAAGGTTATGTAACCGTAAATATAGAAGGATTGGCTGCTTCAATGGGGTCTGTTATTGCTTTGGCAGCAGACGACATTAAAATGGCTGAGAACGCTTACTTTATGATACACAATCCTTGGGGTGGGGCGATGGGTGAAGCAGACGAGATGAGAAAAACTGCCGACCTACTTGACAAAATGAAATCTAATCTTTTATCTATATATCATAACAAGACACAGCTTTCGGAAGAAACTTTGACTAAGATGATGGATGCTGAAACTTGGATGGATGGTCAAGAAGCACTTGAATATGGGTTTGTTGATGATTTAACTGCCCCTGTTAAAGTTGCTGCAAAAGCAAATCTTGACAAGTTCGCAAATGTAGATGTGAACAAAATTAAGAATAGCTTAGAGTTAGTTAATAATAATAAATCTGCAAAAATGACAGAAGAATTGAAAAATTGGTTCAATGGTGTTAAGGAAGAAATCCTAAACGCTGTTAAGGGTGAGGTTGTGGCTGAAACCCCTGAGAATGAAGTTTCTATTTCTTTTTCTGATAATGAAGAAATCGTAGCTAAACTAACTGAGTTAGAGAACGCTGCTACTGCTTCAACAGAAGAAAGAGAAGAATTAGCGGGACTTGTAGGTGAGAAGGATAGCGAAATCGCTGACTTAACATCTAAGGTTGCTGATTTAGAAACTAAGTTGTCGAAGTTTAACGCTACTGAAACTGAAGTTAAAGCTGAAGAAGAGCCTGCAATCAATCCAGACAATGAGCCTGTGAATGAGTGGGATGCTTTGGCAAAACAAATAATCGGATAATAATAACATTTAAAACTTTTTAGAATTATGGCATTTCCAAATTCAAACTCGCTTCCTGCTTTTACGCAAATGGATGCAAACAAGAGCATTATCTCTCCTTTATTCTTAGGACAAGATTATATGCAATACTTCGATGTTCTGCCTAACATCAAAGGGACAACTAAAATTGACCACTTAGGGTCATTGTCTAAAATTACTAAGGCATTTAACTCTGGTGCTTTCTCTGGTGAAACAACAGGTACTTTCACAGGTGTAACTATCTCTCCTGCTCGTGTTGAAGCTGAGTTGGAGTTCCGTGCTGACTCTTTGTTCGGTAAGGTAAAAGGACAGTTAATGAGAGGAAACTACGAATTTGACAATGTAGATGGTACTGCTGTCAAGGATGCTATCGTTGCTCTTATCGAGCAAGGTATCAAAGCTGACTTCAACCGTCAGTTGTTCTTAGGAGACTCAAGTCAAGCATCTGCTGACTACAATATGTATGATGGTGTATTTAAAGCAGCTAAATCTGCTTCTGCAACTCAAATTACTGAGGCTGACATCGCTCTACAAGGTGGTGGTGCTGCTTTAGCAACAGGTGCAGGTGTACAAATCTTGACAGGTCTTTATGATGCTGCTGACCCTGCAATGTTAGAGATGGGCAACTTGGTATTCTTTGTATCAGGAGACATCGCTGATGACTATATGGTAACTCTTGAAGGCGCAGGTTATGCTGCTGCGGGATGGGGTGCTTTAACGAATGGTGTTCCTGCTCTTACTTGGAGAGGTATTCCTATCGTAGTTCGTAGAGATTGGGATGGCGTAGGTGCTGACATCGCTAGTATCGATGGTGCTTCTTCTGCTGTTGAAACTCACCGTGCTATCTTGACAACTAAAGGTGGTTTCGTTGTAGGAACTGACTTTGATGAGACAATGATGGAGACTTGGTATTCTCAGGATAACAAGGCTTACAGATTCCGTGTATCTTATATGTGTGGAGTAGCTTTAGCTGATGCTAAATTAGCTGTTTGTTACACACCAGATGCTTGGGCATAATAACTGATTGATTATGGGGGCTGAAATACGCCCCCGCAATCATTTTTTTTAATCTTTTAATATAAATAATAATGGCAATAGAATCAGGCTTAACAATAACGGCAGCAGACGTTGAAAAACGAGGCGGTTTGCAGTATGTTTCTGTGGCTTCATCTACTCGTGTTACAGGTGTAACTACTGATGACAGTGATGACCACGCATATAGCGACATAAACCTAGCTGATGGCGACAACTCTGCGGGTGCTGACACAATGTGGGTTTTTGAACTTAAAAACGGTTCAGGCTCATTATCTGTATCAGGCTCTAAGGAGAATGGTACGATGATGTTTGAGCAAACTGTATCTTTCTATGTACCTAACATTTCTTCTGCTCACTTAAAAGCATTAGAGAACTTGAAGCACGAACCTTTGGTTTGTATTGCTCAAGATTTTAATGGTGCAGATTATGTAGTTGGTTTATCAGAGGCATACAAGCACAATGATGTTTACGCTAGAAATCAAACATACGCAACAATGACGGGTTTAGAGGTTTCTACGGGTGCTGCTTTAGGTGATGAGACGGGATGTACGGTAACAATTACTTGTACTTCAGGTGAATTACCAAGAGCATTTACAGGTACTTCTACAATCACAGGTAGTACAGGTAAAAACGTACTTTCTTAATAGTAATTAATTAAGGTTTTTGAGGAGGTTTTTTAGCCTCCTCACGCCTTTTTTTAGTATATTTACAAATGGCTTACAAGAAAAAAATAAACGAAGGAACAACTAGATTCCATAAGTGCGGGATAAAAGTTTCTTGGGCAAACGATATATCTCAGGAAGAACTTGAGATTATTTACAATTTGGGCTACACCAAGTTTGTTGAAAAAATAAACAAAGATGACAAAAAAGCGACCAAAAAGTCAGGTAAAAAACAAATCAAATTACAAGACAAGCAAGACGAACAGCAAGATTAAGTATGCTTTCGTAAACCTTTCAACACCTCAGATTGCTAATGAGGAGAAAGACGCTAGAAAACTTAGAGATGGATTTGTTCCTTTTGGAACGGACAACCTTTTTGCTCAGTATTTAGCAGAGCTTAAAAGGCAATCATCGACACATCGTTCTGTGTTGGCTCAAAAAACAACCTTTACAACGGGTGCGGGATTTGCAACAGCAAACAGTGCGCTTGAGGATGTTATTTCCAATGTAAACGCTAACGGAGAGACACTTAAAGATGTTTTTAAGAAGTTGGCAGATGATTACTACTCTTATGGTAATGCTTACTTGGAGGGTGTTGTTTACGAAGGGGGGGTTAATTTTTACCACAAGGATGCTGCAACAGCTAGGGTTGGTAAAGATGGTCGCTCTATTTACTTCCACCCAGATTGGAAGAACTCAAAGAAGAATGACGGCAAGATGGCTCGTATTCCTCTTTATCCTCGTATTGGAGGTAGTCGATTTGTAATACACTACAAAGACTACGAGAGTACATTTAACTATTATGGTCTGCCAGATTTCGTTGCTGCCCTTGAATGGATAGCTATTGATTATGAGATTGGTAAGTATAACCACACAAACTTCAAGAATGGCTTTGCCCCGTCAGCGATTGTTACCGTAAATGGCGACTTCGGTGAGAAGGAGGCTGAACAATTTGTTGAAACTGCCAAGGATACATTGACGGGTAGCGGAAACAACTCAAAGATATTATTCCTTGTAAAGAATGGAGACGATAGTAATGGTGCTGATGTTCAGATTCTTTCAAACAAGGAGGATGGTGATTTCTTGGATTTGCAGAAATTATGCGACCAAAACATCATTACTTCACACAGGTGGCAGCCTGCACTAAGTGGTATTGTTTCATCAGGAAAGATGAACAACACAGGTTCGGAGATACGAATTGCTTATGAATTAGCGATGTCAACCGTGATTAAGGATACTACTAACATCCTTCTTGAGCCAATCAAGAGAATCATTAACAAGGAGTTAGGTGTTGATACGAGTGATTTAAGGGTTGTTTACGAACCACCTATCTCATTCTTATCAGATATTGACCCTAAACAAGTCTTGACTATTAACGAGCAGAGAGCTATGTTAGATAAAGATTTAGGAATGTTAGACGATGGTAATATGTTGTTATCTGACAGACAATCAATTAAAGTAGAAAAAACAGAAACTATAACAAAGAACTAAAATGGCAAATGTAAGACAATACAATACACTTGTAACAGCTTCTGAGGTTATTACTAACTCGTTTACTAATCAAGCAACAGACACAGCTATTATTAGCGACAACATAATTACAATATCAGAGTTGGCACACCTTAAGCCTGAACTTGGATTGGATTTCTACGAGGAATTAAAATCTCAGGCACACGGAGGTACATTAACTGCTGATAATACGACACTTATGAACGACTACCTAAAGCCTTGCTTGTGTTGGTTTGTTCGTTTTGAAGTGTTAAATGAAATACAGTACCAGACATCTTCTTCAGGGCTTATGACAAACATTGATGAGTTTAGCACTCCTGTATCACCAGATGTGTTCAATCAGATGAAGCAAGATACATATAGAAAGGCTAAAATACTTTTAGATGATATGGTAGCATACATCACCCACGCTGACCAATCAGGAAAATACACTTTGTATGGCACAGATGGAGATAGCTCTATGCCTGATACAGATAATGCAACTAAATTAGGTGGTATAATCTTTTATTAATAGAAAAAATGGCAACAACAATAACACCCACAAATTTAACCGTAACCCTTTCGGAGAATGTGGTTTTGAACGGGAGAAACCTCGGAACAATAAATACATTAACCATATCTAATATCTCGGAGGTATTTACTAGAATAGTTCAATGTATCAATAGTCAGACAACAACTATTGCAACATTCAATGGTAATGCTTTTGGTTCAGATAACGCAATAGATTTAGAGGATGCTAAATACATTAGAGTAACAAACCTTGATGATACTAACGCTGTTGAATTAGCGATAGTCGGGGCTGCAACTCTTTACCAAGTTAGGTTAAACGCAGGAGAGTCTCATATTTTAGGCGCACCTGACGACTTGATGTTAGCTGAGGCAGACACATCTCCTAGCTTTGGAACTATGGCAGATGTAGCAAGTATTCAGGTAAACCCTGCGGGGAACGATGTAGATGTAGAAATTTTTGTAGCAGGAGTATAGTATGGCAGCAAACGAACATAGTGCTTTAGCTAACGACCAACTGCACAATCCAAAGGATTTTGGTACGGCTGTTAATAACTCAATGCTATCTAAGGATGGTAGTGGTAACTTAACTTGGTCAGCATCTCCTGCTATACAAAGCCATAGTTTTGGGGGGTATCACAGCTCTAGTGGTGCTGTTGGGAATTATTACGGGAAGGCTTTTTCTGCCGACCATCATAATTTCTCCTCTCAGGTTGACCCTTTGGATGCCACTAATAATGCTATAAATTGGGGTATGAAATGGGCGCATATGAGTTCAGAGTTCATTTTCCCGTCAGCAGGAACTGTAACGGGGTGGAAAATTATGTACGGAGGAACTGCTAGTGCGGATTGGGATTTTGAGATTTGGAAGCACTCTGTAGCAGATGACACTGGTGCTAATGTAGATTTAGTGAAGCTAGGAGCTACTTGTGATTGCACTAATAGTTCTAGTGGTAGCAAGTTTGTAAAGATAACAGATATGGCTCTAACAGGCACATTAACTTTTGATGCAGGAGATATAATCATTGTAACAATCAGAAAGCAAACATCAGGAAGTAAGTCAATATGGTTTAACTCAACACTAAGTGTTAGATACGATATATAATCTATTATGGCAACAGCAGCCCAAGAAATAGCGTTAATGAAACAAAGAATGGAGTCCTTTGAGGATAAGATAGATGCACTAGATGGTAAAATAGATGCTTTAACAAAATCCCTTTTAGACCCTGATGATGGGTTTGTTGCTAGAGTTAATAAAAACACCTCATTCAGAAGGTCTTATAATGAGAATATGCCTATGTATAATGGTATTATTGAAGAGTTTAAGGAATTGCAGCGTTGGAAGAGTGTTGTATCTAAGGCTTTATGGACTATATACGCTGTTGTTGTTGCGGCAATAGCTAAACTATTTTTTACCTAATGGCTAGGAGATTAATAGCGCAGAAAGTAAGCAATCAAAAGAAGAGGCGTAAAGGGGTTCACTCAAAGAACGCATCTAAAGGTAGAAAGGGTTGGAAGAAGTTAAGTAGAGGTCAAGGAAAATGATTCAAAAGGATTTAACATTATCGGTTGGGAACATCATTTGGGTTTGTGGTCTTATATTCTCAATGGGAATCGCATATTCGCAAATAGGGCAGCTCAATGAGGATATACTCGTTTTAGAGCAGCGACTAGAAAAGAAGATAAAGATAATTAACGAATGTGGGGACAGAATTGTCGAGCTAGAGAAGGACTTAGCCACATTTAAAGGGTGTAAGCACCATAAATAAATAAATTATGACACTAGATTGGTTTCAGATTGATGAGTTTGATAGTCCAGATGTTGAGGGTAGTGGTCGGCTAATGGATGCCGACTTTTTAATTGCCCTTAATTCGGCTAGAAATTTTGCAAAAATACCTTTTAAAATTAACTCAGGATACAGAACAAAGGAGTGGAATCAGCGTTGCGGTGGTCGAGTAGGAAGTAGCCATCTCAAAGGTGTCGCAGCAGACATCCACTGTAATAATTCTGCCAATAGAATCATTATTGTGAAATCTTTAATCAATGCAGGCTTCAAGAGGATTGGAATAGCTAAGTCCTTCATACATTGCGACTTAGATAATGACAAGCCTGATGCTATATGGTTATATTAATGTTTTGCCAATTCTTACATATAATGTGGTGGTTGTCAATTTCGTTAAGTATGTTTGAGTTTATTAAAGGTCGTAGGAGGCTCGCAGAGGTGTCTAAGATTAATTCTAAGGCACTTTTACATAAAATAGGTACTAAGAGACCAAAAGGCTCTAAAAGCTCTTAAAACGCTTCTATGAGCTTTAACAAAAATGTTAAGGTACTTTAACAAAAATGTTAAACCGTTTTAACAAAAATGTTAAACCCCTCTACTATATATATATAAATACAGTAATAAATAAAAAGTAAACCAAAATGAGTATATTTGCCAAATTATTTACAGGAGGAGCTAAACAGCTTGTGTCTGAGGTTAAGGATGCTGTTGATGAGTTCCACTTCTCTGGCGAGGAGAAGGCTGAGTTAAGTCGTAAGTTTGAAGAGTTAATCCTTAAACACGAGGCAGAAATCCAAAAAGAAGTAACTTCTCGTTGGCAGGCAGATATGTCAAGCGATGATATTGTGTCTAAGAGAGTGCGCCCTGCTGCGTTAGCGTTCCTTACGGTAGCTTTTGTGGTAATATCTTGCTTTGATGGTAACATTGGAGGATTTCAAATATCATCTAAGTACAACAGCGTTTATGAGAGTTTACTCCTAATGGCTTATGGTGCTTACTTCGTAGGCAAGGATGCGAGGAGGAGTGTTGAATCTGTGGTAAACTACAAAAAATCAAAAAATAAAGAATAAATGTGGTTGGTAAGGTTTTTTGCCTTATGTTTGCAATGTAAACAAAACCACACAGTTTACTTTTTTCATAGATTGAATTTTTTAGTTAGTTACAAAGGGGGTCTTAAACGAGACCTCTTTTGTTTTATAAGGTTTTTTTGTGTATGTTTGCACTAACCAAAACTTTAAACTATGAGTCAAGAAGAGTATAGACCTAGATTATCTAAAGAGGAATTTGAAATCATTAAAGCCCTGCGAAAAGGGGAGAATGGTTCGGTAACAAAGAAGGTTGTTAGAGCCAACAAGTTCACTAAAAGTGGCATACACATCGTCTCAGGATGTCATCACGTGCCTGCTCACAACAAACACTTGTTTAATGGGATGTTAGAGCTTTGTAAAGACCTAGAGGATGATTTAGTAGGCTTCCATCTTATTGGAGACTTTATGGATATGGCATCCATCTCAAGACATTCTGCGGGAATGTTTAGCAACTTAACTCTTACTCAAGAATACAAGGAGGGAAATAAAGCCCTTGACCTCATTGATGAGGCAGTGAATGAAACTGCTGACAAAACATATATTTGGGGAAACCACGAGGATTGGTACAATCAGCACCTCTCAAAGATTGATAATGCTAAGTTGGGTCGTGGTGTCATCAAGAGTCCAACAGAGGCTCTTAATTTAGCTGAGAGAGGCTACCACGTATTTGAAGATTGGAAAGAGGATACTGTAACTATTGGGCAGCACTTAGACCTTATGCACGGAACATACTGCAATGTGCATACTGCCAAGAAGCACATAGATGTGTTTAGAAAGTCTGTTATGTTTGCTCACACCCACAGGGTTCAGAACTACATTGAGGGCGATGTAGCGGGCTTTAACATAGGTACAATGGCTGATATTAAGTCTCCTGCCTTTGGATACGCCTCAAGAGCGATGAAGTCTAAGTGGAACAATGGATTTAACATAGTTCACATTGATGAGAATGGCAGGTTCTTTGCCACTCAGATTGTAGCGTTTGATGATGCTTTCTACTACCGAGGAAAGAGGTATGGTCGTAAGGCTTAACCTTATTTAGACTCGTTCTAAATTACGCACTTTATTAAAAGTTTTTTACAAAAGATTTGATTTAATCAATTTTATTATTGTATATTTGCTGAGCAATAAGCAACTAACTAAACAATAATAATTATGGAAAAGAATCAATTTGAATCGTTAAGCAGTGTTTATGATAACACTAAGCATTTAGTAGAAACAGTAAAGGTGGGGGATGTGATGTATTCCATAGGAGCTAAGGAGTTATTGTTAAATAAGTTTATCCAAGATTTAGAGGTGAATATAGCCAACACTACTTCTGTTAATATGAAGGAGTGGTATCAGGGTAAGATAGAGGCGTACAAGATGGGTTTAGAGATTTTGGGCGATTTAGCTTCTAGTGTTAAAAATTGTAAGTAATAACCTAATTAAAGAGATATGTCAGAAGTAAAATCAGAAACGAGAAAAGAAGTCCTTAGACGATTATTTAAGGCGAACAACTTAGTGCAAGAGGATGTTTACAAGCATCAGCACTACACAATCATCACTAGGGCAGGTATCGACAAGATACAAGCAAATGTGAACATTAGGATAATTTACGATGTTATCAAATGCGAAAGGGACTTTGCTGTTGTGAAGGCGACAGGATGGTTAGACGACAATAGTATTGAAACATTTGGCTCTGCATTGAAAGGGGCGGGATTTAAGGATGGCAACTGCAACACTTGGTATGTGATGGAGATGGCTGAAAAGAGAGCAATGTCAAGAGCTGTATTGAAGTTAGCAGGGTTTTATGAGCTTGGAGTATTTGGCGAGGATGAGTCTGAGGCTTTCAAAAAGAAGTCTTAGTATTGGAGGATTTTGATTGGATAGACAGCTTGTTGGAAGATGAACCTATTTCGGTTTACCAAATAAGTGCGATAGAGGGGCTTCTAAAGACTTGTGTCTATCCAGAGCAGGTGAAGGTTGATATTGAGAATAATATGCTTAGTATGAGTTATCAGGAGGCTAATGATGTTATTTACGACCTAAGAGAGAATAATATCCCTAAAGACCCTGCTGAGCAATTTAAAAGAATGTTTAAATAGTAATTATGGCAATTCATAAACACATATTGACA